GTCCTTGATCCGCGCCTGGACGGTGGCGTCGGATACATTCTGGTTCTCCTTGCCAAAACGACCAGCTTGAGCTTCGGCGGTGACCTCGTCGATGATGCCCTGTTTGAGCAGCGCGATCCGGTTGGCCGGCTCAATCATCGACTGCAGGATGCGCTCACTGCGCAGCAGGTCGCCCTTGGCGATGTCCAACCGCTCACCCAGACGCTCTTCGTCTTTCGGCGTCTTGGGCTCCTTCTCCTTCTTAGGCTTGCCGGCGCCGGTCTCGCCCACGGTGGTGAAGGTCTTGTTCGCCGACTCGGCCTGATCCTTGGCGAGCTTGTAGAGACTCGCGGCTTCCTCGGCGCGAGCCTTGAGCTGAGCCTTCTCCTTTTCGCCCGCGTCAGACGCAAGGTTGCGTAGCGCCGCCTCGCTCTGCTCGAACTGCTCCTTGGCAAACGCAAGACTCTTCTGGTAGCCGGCGTTCCTAATCGCCCGCACCTCGTCCTGAGTCTTCTTCTCCAGGGCGATTCGCTCTTTGGAGCCCTGCTTGAGGGCGGCGGCAGCCTTCTCCCCGGCCAGCGCCCGCTTTTCAGCTTCGAGGGAGGCTTCCTTCGAGATGTTGTCGAGCTTCTCGCGCTGGTCCGACGACCACTGCTGAATGTCCTTCCTGACCTCGTTGGACATGGCGTTGCGGGTGATTTCGGACATATCCCGCTGCATCTGCTCGCGCTCTTTCAGAGCCTGCGCCAGAACCTCTTTTTCCTTCTCCAGACGCTGCCTTGCCCGCTCCGGTGTGTCTAAAAGCCCGCTGCCACCGGCATCGACGTTCATCTGGGCTTTGGTGACGGCATCCTGGTAGCGCTTGATCTGCTGCTCTTTCTCCTCAAGCTGCTTCTTGGCCATGTCGACCGTGTCCTGGCCCTCGGTGCGCGACTCACGAGCCAAACGGATAGCATCGGCGGTGCGCTTGGCTTCGCCCTGGACCCTGACGAACCACGGGATGATGGCCGAGAGTGCCAAAATGGCGATGCCGATGGGGCCGCCCATGACCGCGAACGCCGACCCCAGCGCACCAACAGCCCCGGCAGCCAAGCGCGAGAAGCTCGACACGCGAGCGGTCTCGGTGATCGCCCTGCCCTTCTGGGCAATGGCGGCAGTCATGTCGCGCACGCTGTCCCGGTGCGCCTGGTTGGTGATATTGATCTGGCGAGTCAGGTCGGCTGCGCTGCGGGCGTATTCATCCGCTCGCTGCTTGGCTCGGGCCATGTCAGCGGCGGTCTTCTGAACCATCGGGTCGCCAGCAATGACGGGCGACTTCGCGGTCGTGCCTGCGGGTTGCCCTGGCAGAAGCGACTTGATGGCGTAGTTTTTCTCGACCTGCGCCTGACGATAGAGGGCAACTTCCTGAGCGTGATAGGCCTTGATGTAGCCCAGATCCTGCGCCCGCTGGGCCTGCTGCGCCTTGAAGGCTGCCGTCTGAGCGGCGAGCTTCTCCTGGATTGCCTTCTTCTCGCCCGCAACCGCGGCGGCCCTCTCAGCGGCTTCCTCAGACAACCGACGCTGAGCCATGGCGGCGGCTGTGCGCATCGGGGTCACCAGGGCGTCATTGACGGCCGCCGTAAAGGTGCGAACCTTGTCGATCACCCAGAGCGAGGCCAGCGCCTGACCGACCAGCTTGATGGCTTCCCAGTTCTCCTTGATGGCCTTGGCGAGAGCGGTAGCCGACCTGACTGCCGTCGTCATGAAGCCGCCGATCTCAGATGCGAATCGCTTGAGGTCGTCGCCCTTCAGCTCGCCCAGGAACTCGCGCATGGCGTCTTTGAGCGCGTCCATGAAGCCGGCGTTGCCGATCTCGGTCGCAAAGAGCATGAACTGGGTCTTGATCTGCTCCTGCATCCCGGTGAACGTCTTCGCCATCTCCCGGCCGGCGCCCGCAGCATCCTGCTGCATGACGATGAACATCCGGTTGAGCGCGTCCTGAGCCGGCACCTGACCTTTGGAGATTTTGTCGACCATCTCGGCCATCGACATGCCCATACCTTGGGCCATGTAGCGGCTGGCTTTGGGAATTGCCTCGCCCAACTGCTGGCGAAGTTCTTCCATCGAGATGACGCCCTTACCGGACATCTGCTGGATCGCGACACCGGCCCGCTGGATCTCGTCGGCGGTGGCACCGAACTTGGCGCCGGCGTTAACCAGGGCCTGGAGCGACCCGTTGGTGGGGTCGATGCCGCCCACCTTGAGCTTGACGAAGGCGTCCGTGAGCGCCTTGACGTTGTAGGGCGAGCCGCCTTGGGCCATGTCAAAGACGAACTTGACGTTGGCGGCGGCCTCCGCGGCCCGAGCGACCTCGGTCGTCTCAGTCGAGAGGCCTTTGAGGGTCTGGGTCAGCCGCTCGACTTCACCGGCCTGCTTCGCGACCGCCTTAAACGGCGCAAGAACGATGTCGTTGAGGTCAGCGAACGCATAGCGCATCAGCGCGATGTTGAGCAGCGTGCCCTTGATCACGCCACCCAGGCCATCGAAATCGCGGCGAGCGCCCTGAATGGCACTGCGCGACTGGTTCATGGTTCGGCGAATGTCCGCGCCGAGACGGTTGAAGGCTTCGCTCTGGTTGGCCAGTGCGCCTTCGAGGCCCTTGGCGGCGTCGGCTGATGCCCGGAGCGACTGGCGCAGCTCGTTGAGGACTTCACCAGCCTGCTCGGCCTTGATGACAAAGCCGCTGTTATCCAACGTCATCTTGACGTTGATATTGCCAGCGACCGTATCACTCATCGTATGTTCCCCATGCCCTGTAGTTCCTGCAACCCCGCCTCATCCAACTTCACATTCATGATTCCGGCGGTGGTCTTGGCGGCTACAGTGCCGAGTTCGGCTACCAGGCGGGCGTGAGTCGTCTGGAAGTTCTCGCCACCATGCGACGCAGCGAGTAGGGCCAGGTGCCGGAGGTCGCTGTCGGCCTGGATTCGGCTGATCTGTCGCTCCAGAACCCAAAAGATCCGAACCGGCATCTCAAGAACCTGCGCAAACGTGTGACCATAGAACTGCGCGACCCGGCAGAACACATACTCAAAGTCGAGCGTCTGCTCTGCCTCTACTCGTTTCCCGCTTCGCCTTCAGACTCAGCCTGCTCAGGCTCGTCTTCGGGAACCGCACCCGACTGAACGAAATGAGCCACCGCGTTCAGCTTGGGCAGCGGCCAGCCCCTCACCACATCCCGGTCAAGCCCCGGCACCATGCGAACGATCATGTTCACGGTGGTCTCCAGCTGCTCGGCCACGTCGTCGCTTTCTTCCAGCCGCTTGATGTCCTGCTGCAGCGTGACAAAGTCCCCGACGCTCATCTCGCGCACTTCATGCGTGCGCCCTTCGATTTCCAGTTGCAGAACGCGGGTAGGCGCGATCTTGTCGAAATTCAGAATCTTGGTCTTGCTCATTGGCTACTTCCGGGATGGGATGGATACCCGCCGACCAGAGCCGGCGGGGGTGAAACAGAGTCTTACTTGCCGATGTTGAACAGCTCGCCCGTGGCGCTGTTCGGGTAGGCCATGAACTCGCAGTTGAAAATCCGCTCTTCTTCGAGCTTGTATGCGAAGGTCAGGCCACCGGCAGTCGCCGCCAGAGGCATCACAAAGTCCTGCGACTTGTCGGAAGCGGCCTTGCCAACCGGGTGCAGGCGAAGCTCGCGTGCGACCGACAGAAGGTCAGTACCAATACCAGAGGTCACCGTCACGTTGACCGTGGTGGCATCCACGCCACCAGTGAGCGTCGCGCCCGACAGCGTGAGCTTGGCGCCGGCGGTGCCCGCGCCCAACGTGAAGTCATTGCCCTCGGCGCTTTGCTTGCCGGCGGTGCCATAGACCACGCGCTGCCCATACTTCACGGTGACAACAGAGCCAGCCGCCGAGTAGGTCGCAGCAGCAACGGCGTCGTCGGTCGAGGCGTTCAGAGCGGCAGCCAGGTAACCGGCAGTCACGCCGGCATTGGCGCCGATCGTCACTTCATCGGCAGCCGCAGCGGCCGTCTTGAAAGTGATCGTCTTGCCGTTGACGACCATCGTGTCGTTGTTCGACGGGTTGGTTGCAACCGTGACCGTGCCGGTTGCGGCGGTTCCGCCAACCTGACCAATCGTTGCACCCGGCATGATCACGACCATGTTCTCCAGAGTCGTTTCGGCCAGCGGCCCCTTGACGGAGCAGCTGCGGCCCATGACGTACTCGTTGATCGGG